GCTCCAGTTCGGTGCCAGCCTCGAAGGGGTTTGTCAAGCCCTGGACTAGCAGCCGGCGTCAGCTTACATCTCCCCGGCCCGCTAGGACACCCTGGCGGGCCGGTTTCGTCTCAACATACAGGAGGTATCATGGCACCAACGCTACACTTCTCGGACGCGATGCACCAGATGAAGTACCGCTTCCCGATGGAGAGCTTCGACGACAGCGCCCGGCGGCAGGCGCACGCGCTGTCCGACGACCTCCTCACGTTCGACGATCTGTACTACAGCATTTACGAGCAAGAGCTTCTCCTCGGCGGACGCGTCCAGGCCGCTATCGGCACCGGCAAGGACGTGACGCCGTACAACTGCTTCGTCTCGCGCACGATCCAGGACAGCATGGACAGCATCCTCGCGGCGCTGAACGAGGCGGTCTACACCATGCGCCTGGGCGGCGGCATCGGCTACGACTTCTCGAACCTCCGGCCCGAGGGTTGGATGATCAAGAGCCTGGGCTCGCACGCCTCCGGCCCGGTCAGCTTCATGGGCATGTTCGACGCCGCCTGCTCCACGATCAAGAGCGCCGGTCATCGGCGCGGTGCCATGATGGGGTGCCTGCGGGTGAACCACCCCGACATCCGCACGTTCATCTACGCGAAGCAGAACAACGACAAGCTGACGAACTTCAACATCTCGGTCCTGGTGACCGACGAGTTCATGAAGGCCGTCGAGGACGACGACCTGTTCCCGCTGGAGTTCGACGGCTACGTGAGCGAGTGGGTCAACGCGCGGGACCTCTGGGACGAGATCACGGGGATGACCTGGGACTGGGCTGAGCCCGGCGTTATCTTCATCGACCGGATCAACGACTGGAACAACCTCTGGTACGCCGAGGACATCCGGGCCACCAACCCCTGCGCGGAGCAACCGCTGCCGCCGTACGGGGCCTGCCTGCTCGGCTCGCTGAACCTCGTGAAGTTCCTGGTCTGGGACCCGCACGCGCAGGCGTACCGGTTCGACTGGATGCGCTTCAACCGGGTCACGCGCTTCGGGGTCCGCGCCCTGGAGAACGTGATCGACAAGGCCCACTACCCGCTGGAGGAGCAGCGGCGTGAGGCTCGCGAGAAGCGCCGCATGGGCCTCGGGATCACCGGGCTGGCGAACACCCTGGAGGCGCTCGGCATCCCGTACGGGACGAGCGATGCCGTGGACTGGGTGGACCAGCTTGGCTACGAGATGGCCCAGGCCGCGTACGGCGAGAGCGTCGAACTGGCGAAGGAGCGCGGGCCGTTCCCGCTGTACGACGAGCGGTATCTGCGGAGCCGCTTCGTGCGGGAGCGCCTCGATCCCGAGCTACAGTTCGCGATCCAGAAGTGGGGCATTCGCAACTCCCACCTGCTCAGCATCGCACCCACGGGCACCATCAGCCTGTGCGCCGACAACGTGAGCAGCGGGATCGAGCCGCCGTACGACTACGGCTACCACCGGCCCGTGAACACCCCATCTGGGGTGGTGCAGGAGTTCATCGCGGACTACGGTTACAAGCACCTCGGGGTGCGTGGCCGGACGACCGAGGACCTGACCGTGGACGAGCATCTGGCGATGCTGGTCGCCGCGCAGAAGTGGATGGACAGCAGCGTGTCCAAGACCGTGAACGTGGGGAGCCTCGTGACCTTCCCGCAGTTCAAGGACATCTACACCAAGGCGTTCCACGGCGGGGCGAAGTCGTGCAGCACCTTCCGCAAGGACGGCAAGCGGTGGGCGCTGCTCAACCCTGGGACGGCCTGCGAGGTCGATCCCGAGAGCGGGAAGAAGGAGTGCGAGTGATGATGGACCTTCGAGACGACGTGACGTTCCGGGACATCTGGGCGATCTACCAGACCGTCTGGGGTGAGGCCCGTGGGGAGACGTACCAGGGCAAGCTCGCCGTGGCGAACGTGATCCTCAACCGGGTCCGCGATCCCCGGTGGCCGGACACCGCGTACCGGGTCTGCCACGACAAGTGGCAGTTCTCGGCCTGGAACGAGAACAACCCGAACCGGAAGAAGATGCAGAGCCTGTCGGCGGAGAACTTGAACAAGGAGTGCATGGAGGCCACCTTATATGCGGTGGCTTCGGATGTCGATGTCACGAAGGGGGCGACCCACTACTTCGCCTCGTACATCGACACGCCCCGATGGGCCAAAGAGATGCAGGAGACGACCAGGATCGGCACCCACCGGTTCTTCAAGTAACCTCGTGCGCGCCGCCTCCTCTCGCTTGCCTCCAGCGCACAGGTTGGCCCCGCCGGACCCAGTATCCACCGGCGGGGCCTTTTTGTATCCAAGGATCATCCCTGGAAGAACTGGACGATGTTGCTCCAGTAAGGCGCGGCTGCCACCAGGGCCGCCATCGCGAGAGCGCCCATGTAGTAGATGCGCTCCAGGCGTTGGACGCGGGTGGTGAGGCTGTCCACGCTCGTGCAGAGGCTGTCCACGCTCTCCTTGAGATGCTCGATCTCAACGTCGTGCTTCGCCTTCTTGCCGTTGAACAGGCTCATCGCTTCCTCCTTTAGACCGGTGGATACCAGATTATAAGTGCGTAGTTAATGGTGGCACCAGTGCCCGAGTTGTTGATGTTGAGGGTCAGGCCCTGGTTGCCGCCAGGGTTCACGTCCAACTTCACGTTCCCATTGGAGTTGTCGCTGATCGCGAGAACATTTAGCTGACCACTGCTATTCACGCTGTAGCCGCCTTCGACGCTAACGGCGCGGTCACTAGAACCTGATGCCCAGAACGTGAGCGCCCCGGTCGCGCCATTGTCCTGGCGACGGTAGAACAGTCGGGCGTGGTAGTCACCCCCGGATAGGGAGATGCTGTCCGTGTTGCCGGCTGCAAGTGAGCCGGTGATCTCCGGCATGTTGCCGTAGTTCCAGATCGTGTTGCCGCGCACCGTGGCGCTGTCGTTGTCCTTGGCGATCAGCCGCGTCTCGGGCGAGTTGGCGTCACCGAGCACGAGGATGTTGTTGGCATTGATGCCCGCGAGGTTCCGGTTGTTGCCGTTGTTGTCCTTCGACTGGAACTTGACGAGGTGGTTCACGCGGACGGTCCCCGTGAATGTGTCTCCCGCCACGTTTGCCGGGGTGTAGCCCAGGCGGGCCTGGATGTTCGTGTAGAAGCTCTGGAACTCGTCGTCGAACACCCGGTTGTTCGTGCTGAGCGCGACCCAACCGCCGTTGCCGCTGTCGAGGTTGCCGTCGAACAGCAGGGCCACGTAGTCGTCCTGGAAGATTTGACCGCTGCGGATCGTGTTGCGCTGGTTATCGACCACCACCTTGGCGCCGGTCGAGTTCACGTTCAGCGTGGCGCCGGCCACGACGGTCGTATGGAAGCGCAGGAACACCGTCTCGCCCGTGGTCAGCGCCGTGGGCGTGTTCGGAACCGCTTCGAGCGTGCTGCCGGTGCCCGTGGTCACAGCGAACCGGTCGGCCTGCCCGGCAACACCGAGGGTCTGCCGCGCCTCCGAAGCCGAGGTGTCGTCCAGAAGCGTCTCCGCGAACGACGACACCGGCACCTGATCGCTGTTCACGAAGCCGCTGAACGGCACCGGCTTCCCGTTGCTGTCGAACCCGAGGCCGGTGTTGCGGCGGTTCTCCTTGGTCGGCAGGATCAGGTCCACACTGGTGTCGTCAGCGAGGCCGATCCGTAGGGACCGCTCGATCTCCTGCCGACGCTCCTGGTCGCGGAGCACGGCTCGGTCCAGGCCCTCCTCGTGCGTCGCCGCAGGGAACGGGTCATTCTCCACGTAGTCGATGTCCTGGGTCTGCTTCGACTGCCGCACGATGGTGATGCGGATGCCGGCGGACGGGGCCGAGTTGAACACGACCGTGCCGCCCGGATTGTTGAGCGACACGGAATAGTTGGTGCCCTGGGTGTAGACCTGCGTCTCGCCGGGGCTGATCCCATCGAGCGCGTTGCCCGTGGTGTTTACGCCCAGGACCTGTAGCTCGGCCTCGGTCAGCACCTTGAAGCTGAACGAGAAGTTCGTGGTGCTGCCGTCGCCGCTGTACTGCTGTCGAGCGTTCGTCGTGCTGACGGTCATTACTTGAACTCCCTTACGATCACGATGCCTGGAGCGCCGTCACCCCCGGCAGCGGCGCTGCCAGCGTTGTTGGTCGAGACGCCGCCGCTTCCGCCGGAGCCAAAGCCTTTGGCGTTGTCGCCGTCCCGCGATCCGGTCGTGGCTTTCTGACGCGGCGTTGAGCCGTACACCGAATTGCCGCCTGGGCCGGTGCCGGAAATGCCACCCGAGAACGACGGGTTCTCGACGCTGCCCTCGCCGGGCACGTTCACGTCACCGCCGGATGCGGTGCCGCCGGAAGCGGAGTTGCCGACTAACTGGATTTTGTCCGATGGTCCGCCGGTATCGCCGCCGCTACCGCCGTTGCCGGTGACCGTGTTGGTGCCGTCACTCCACTGGGAATTGCCGCCGGCACTACCGGTGTTCCCGCCAGCAGCAGCACCGGAGCCCGAACCGCCCACGGTGATCGAGGCCGAGTTGATGCTCGACACGTCGATCTCCTTGATGGCGTAGCCGCCGGCACCGCCGCCACCGCCGACAGCAGTCCTGCCGTTGGAGTTCGACGCGGCAGCGCCTCCGCCACCACCTCCGGCACCAAGGACCTCGACGAGGACGCGCACCGTGCCGGTTTCGCGGCTCCATGTGGTGTCGCTGGTGAACACCTTATAGGCGTTCAGCGTCGGCTGTTTCGGCTGGTTCGACGTGGCGAGGTCACCGAGCCCGAGGCTGATCCGGGCCTGGGAGCGGTTTTCCGCGACCCACTTGGAGCCGTTGCCCACAATGAACCGGTCCAGGTTCGGGGTCAGGCCGGCGATGTCGTTGAGGTTGGCGTTGAAGCCCTGCACGTCGGAGCCGATGGCCAGCCCCAGGTTCGCGCGAGCGCCGGAGGGCGTGCTGGCTCCAGTGCCGCCGTCGTCTACGGCGAGGTCGTTGATCCCGGAGATCGAGCCGCCCGTGATGTTCACCGAGGAGGCCGACTGCGTGGCGATACTGCCGAGCCCAAGCGTGCCGCGAGCGGTGGCCGCGTCGGTGTCATCGAGCAGCGTCTCGGCGTAGTTCGAGATCGTCGCCGCCGGGATGTCCTTGCCTGCCGAGGGGTTGCCCTGCGCGTCGAACGTCAGGACCTTGCCGGCGCGTTCGGAGGCCAGCGGAAGCTCGCCGTGCGTGGTCGGGTCGTCCCCGAGCGGGAAGCGCACCGAGAAGCTGATGCCGCGCTGGAGTTCCTGGGCGATCAGCGTCAGCTTGTCCAGCGCCTCCTCGTGGCTTTCTGCCGGGAACGGGTCGCCGGGCGTGTAGTCCGTGTCCTGGGTCAGCCCGGTGGACCGGCGGATCGTGACCCGGAAGCCGCTTGCCGGCGCCTCGCTCACGCCGAAGTCCACGGTGCCGCCGGGGTCGGTCAGCGACACCGTGAAGTCGTCGTTGAGCGTGAGCGTCAGGCTGGCTCCGGCAGACACAGCCGTGCCGTTGAAGTCCAGTTCGCCGGTCGTCGTGTTGGTCACCAGGACCGTGACATCCTGGACCTCACGGGCCGCGAACGCGAAGCTGAACTCGGTGGTTACGCCGTCGCCAGCGTACTCTGCCTGCGTGGTGGTCGTGCTGATGGTCATGGCTTCTACTTGGCTCCTTCACCCCATACCAGCAACATCTAACTTAGGGTGCCAGTTCCAGGCTACCCGGCGGCAGGAAGAACTCGGTGTTCTGCTTGTCCTTGGTGAACGTCTCCTGCGACCGGAAGCTCTCCTCGGCCCGTGGGTCGATGGCCCGCTGGATGTTGTCCTGCACCGCACGGTCCAGGGCAAGCTGCGACCACCACAGCGAGCCGAAGGGGTTCACCTGATCCACGAAGTCGAGGAACTCACGCCCGGTGTTGTTGTCCCCGAGCGCCTCGGTCAGGCTGTCGCTGTCGCGGATCGCCTGGATGCCGCTCTCGGTGACAGCCTCACCGAACTGGTAGCCTTCCTTCATGGTCGTGAACGCCGGCCCGAGCAGGAAGCTGCCGAGCCCGAACTTCGAGACGCTGCCGAACATCACGTCACCGATCAGGCCCATCGAGCCCGCCCGCAGCATGGCGTCCTGCCAGAAGCTGAGGGTGTCCATCGGGGCTGGCTTCTTGCCACTGGTGAACAGGTCGAGTTGCTGCACGAGCCCGCCGGTCGCAGCGGTCGCCGCGATCATGCTGCTGAGGTAGCCGACTGCCGGAGCGACGCCGCGCTTGCTGGCGATCTCCATCGTCCGCATACCCTGCTGCGCGGTCAGCGTCACCGGGAAGCTCTTGAGCATCATCGCGGTGCGGGCCGTCTCACCCACGAACGTGCCGGCCCGGCCACCGAACGTCAGCGTGGCGCGCTCCTTCACGCCCGGCACCGGGACCGCAAAGCGGGCCTCCTCGACGAGGGTCCGCTTGAGCTTCCGCGCAGCCTCGGGCGCACCAGGACCGCCGGGATCGTCGAAGTCGCCTCGACCCTTCGGGGCAGCCACCAACTGCGGGTTAAGGATGCGCTCGCCCGTCTCCGGGTCGATGATCTTGTTCTCGTCGGCCCGGATAGCGTTCCAGTCCTGCTCGTCGATGCCTCGGGCCTCGAACGTCCGGCGCAGGTTGCTCGTAAGCTCGGACCACTGCCGGCGGCTCTGCCGGGTGATCTCCGAGAGCATCTCCATCTGGAACGTCCACCGCTGCGTGGTGGTCCACCGCTCCAAGAGCGACAGGCGCATGACCGACTGGTTGACCGCATCGCCCAGGCGGACGACGCCCTTGGCCATGCCCATCTCGTCGATCATGGTCCGGTTCATATCCTGGATGCGGTTCGTCAGCCCGTTCGCCGTCAGGCCCAGACGGATCGCCATGCGCTGCTCGGCCTGAGAGCCCGGCTTGAACAGAGTGATCGTGCGTCCGATCTGGTCCTTGATGCTGCCGGGCAGCGAACGGCCAGTGGCGAACGCCTGCGCCGTACCGGCCAGCGGCACGTCGGTGAGGGCCGAGATGAACGCACCGCCGAGCGCAGCCGCGTTGGTGACCGACCGGAACAGGTGTCCGGCCTGGGCCGCACGGTCGCGCTCGGGCATGTTGATCTTGCCGCTCACCACGTCGTAGAGCGCGTCGATGTTCGCGAAGAACGGCTGTGGGGCACCCCGCTGCGCCATCTCCTGCTTGATCTGGCGCACCGCCGCGTCGGGACGCGGTCCCAGGACGCGCAGGATCGCAATGTCCTCGGAGAAGTCCTCCATCTCAGAGATCAGCGTGTCGTAGATGTGCTCCTCGCTGTCGGCAGCACCGAACTTCTCCTGGGCCGCGAGCCAGTTGTCCGCGTCCTTGAACGTGAGGACGCGGGGCTGCGCCCGGTTGGCGCTCATGCTGTCCATCTTCGCGAAGGCGCCGCTGTCGCTCATGCTCTTGCCGTCCACGATGTCGTCGAACATCTGGCCGAGCATACGCTCCAGCCGGGCGTCCTCCATCGGCAGGCCGTCCTCCACGTCGATCAGCGCCTCCCGGTCGAGCCGGGGCATGATCTCGTCGATGAACTCCCGCCGCGCGCCCTCGCGGGTCGGGTGCTTGCGCGTCAGGGCTTCGAGCTTCTGGCGGTCCCACTTCTGGGCCGGGCCACGGTTCTGCCGGAACGGCAGGAAGCCGCCGTGGCGGTTGAACTCGCGCACGGAGTATTCCTGGACGGCCTTGAGGCCCTCGGCCATCTCCTTGGCTCGCGGGTCGTCCACGCTCTCGCCCATCATCGCGCGGACCACGTTCTTCATCGAGACGGCCTTCGGCACCTGACCCAGGACGTTGGGCCGGGCCTCCGTGAAGAAGGATGAGGCCAGCGCGTGCATCTCGCCGCGCACAAGCTCGCTCTCGCTCTCGATGCTCGGCTGCGTGATCCGGCGGGCCTTGTCGTAGGTGAAGAACGACTGGCCGACACGCGTCAGGTCCAGGCCACGCGCCTCCGCGTCCTGGAACAGGGTCTTGATGCTCTGCTGCTTGTGCAGCTTGTGCAGCCGCTCCTTGGCCCGCATGGCGATGCGGTTCTGCTCGCGGGCGCGGACCTCGTTGCCGGCCTCGAAGGCGTCACGCGCCGCACGCCGAGCGTCGTTGTACTCGCGCTTGATGCGGGTCGCCGTGGCCTGATCAACGATGCCCTGATCGGCCTTTAGCTGGATGCACTTATCGAGCGTCTGGGTCATGCCGTCCTACCTCCGAGGCAACCGTCGATCTCGCGCAGGATGTTCTCCTCTTGGTCGAGTTCATCCAGCGCCTCGTTGAGCGGGATTTCTTCGTCGCCTTCCTCGCGGAGAACCGTGGGGGTCGCTTCTTCCTCCTCGATCTCCTCCAGGACTGCGCGAAGCTGGTCCTTGATCTGCTGGTTCTCCTGCATGATCTGGTCGGCGGTCTGTTCGCCTTCGCGCTGCTGCCGGGCTTGGTTGCGCTGCGCCGAGGAGAGGGCGCGGTTGTGGCCCTGCTGGCGCTGCTCGACCTCCTGCTCCCGGCGCACCTGCTGGCTCTGCTGGCCCTGGCGGATTGCCGTGGCGATCTGGTCCGGCGTCACCTCGCGGCTGTCCACGCCGGTCACGCGACGCAGAGCCTCGCTGGACTGCGAAAACTCATCCTCGCCCCTGGCGATCCTCTCCAGCACGTCGTCCCGGTCGGCCAGGGCTTGGTTGAGGTCGGGGTCCGTGCGGATCGCCTCGCGCAGCCGCTTCTCGATCCTCGTGGCCTGGGACTTCTTGCCAGCGGCCTTCTGCTTCGTCGCAGCCTGCTCGGCATCGCGCCGGAACTCGCGGGCCTTGATCGCGTCGGCACGCAGCGCCTCGACCTTCGAGAGCGACCGGGCGAACTGATCGGGGTCGTCGATCTCGTTCAGCACTGCCCGCTGCTGTAGGTTCTGCTGCGCGTTGCGACTGCCCTGCCGCACACGCTGCCGGGCCATCTGCGCCAGTTCCTCGCCCACCTCGATGTCGCGGGCGCGCTCCTTGGCCGTGGCGCTGGCGCCGGAGCTTACCTCCACGTCCAGTTCCTCGGAGCGCACCGGGGCCTCAGCCGTGCGCGGACGGAACCGGCCCGACACCTTGAGGTCGGAGGCGTCGATCTGGTTGGCCTCCTGGTACTCGCGCCGCGAGGTCGGCGTGTCCGCGTACGGGTTCTGGGTGCGAAGCTGCTCGCTGCGCTCCGTGATCGAGGCCGCAGCGTTCACCTCGCTGTTCACGCTCTCGAACTCGCGGGTCTGCTTGAGCCGCCGGGCCGCGTCCCCGAGCGCGCTGACGCCCTTGCCCGCAGCCTTCACGCCGCCGGCCAGGACGCCAGCGCCTACCGCTGCCGCAGCGACGTTCTTCGCCGCGCGGCCAACACCAGACGGCAGACCCACGTCAGCACGGCGGGTCTGCGCGATGGCCTGGATCGGTATCTCGGTGGCCGTGGCGATGCCCGCTTCGATGGCCGCAGCCCGCGTGATGCCAGCCGCAGCCGAGACGCCGAACGGGAGGGTGGCGAGTACGATGGGGTCGATGGTAGCACCACCGACCGTACCGACGACGCCGGCCCCTGCGCCGAACGTCCCGGCCCGCGCCATCGTCTCCTTGAACTCCTCGTTGGTCTGCTGGAACGCCTTGCGGACATTCTCCTCCAGTTCCGCTCGCGAGGTGGCGAAGCTGACCTCCCGGCCCTCGGTCTGCTTCTGGACCTCCTCGAAGAACCGGTCGATTTCCTGGTCGAGGCTCTGAGCCTCACCGGGCGCGCGACGCGTAGCGCCGGGCTGCGCCGGACGGATCGGGCCACCGAACGGGCTCACCGGCTTCGGCGGCGAGAACCCCTGGGCCTTCATCTCCTCGCGCACACGCTCGGCCTGCGCGAGAAGCTCGGCGTTCACCGCGTCGGACGTGCCTAGCTGGCCGGCTTGGGCGCCAGCCAGGAACGCCTCGACCGGGCTCGGCGTAGGCCCGCCGGACGGGTTACGCGACACCCGGTTGAGGAAGTCGGTCGTCTCGAACGCCACTACTGCCTCCGTTGCAGTTCCTTCTTGATCACGTCGCGAGCCTCACCGACCGTCAGGTTCGAGCCGAACACCTTGGCATCCGAGGATTGTCCTTGGATGCTGGTCAGGGTCTTGCGAAGGCTCGCCTTGTCGTACTTCCGAAGCTCGCTCTGGAGTGGCTTAATGCCCTCGCCCTGCGGGTTCGGCTCCGAGGTCTTGGGCTTGCCCCGCTTCTCGCCCTTGCGGAGCATCCGGGGCTCCTCGGCGTCCTTCTCCCCGAGCAGCACCCGGCGCTCGCGGACCTGATCGCCCTGACGCTCACGCTGGCGCGTCATATCCGCCCGAGAGGTACGCGGCACCTTGTCCTTGGTGTCCCTCGGGAACGAGGTGCCGCCGGAAGTCTCCCGGAGGAACCGGTTCTGGCTCGGGTCCGTTGGTCCACCGAGGGCCTGCTCCAGTTCGTTGAAGAACGTGCCCATTACTGCATACCCCTCTGTCCAGGTCCAGTTGGTGTCACCTGTCCGCCGTTGCCAGAGGTGTCACCCCCAGGATTTTGGCCAATTCCCAGGCCCTGTGGCCCCGGCGTCGCCTGTGCGGGGGTCGAACCCTCCGGCTGATCGGGCTCAAGGCTGACTTCGCTTGCCATAGCTTCGAGGTCAAGGATAAACGGCTGACCGGGCCGCTCCTTGGTGTGTAGCCCGCCACGGTCGCCCTCGAAGCGGACGATGTACTTGCCGTCAGCGCCGGCCCGTACGAACTGCGCCGAGCGGAGGTCCTCGGGCGTGACCTCCTCGAAGTCGCCGGTCGCCGGCTCACGGAACACCGGGGTGCCGTTCGCGTGCCGGCTGATCACATCGTCGTCGATCTGGCCGACGAGGCGCTGGAACTTGTCGCCGGTCATGCCCGGCACGGGCGGCAGGGTCTTTTTGTCGTTGATCTCGACCGGGCCACCGGAGACTTCGCCGGTCGGCGTGAACTGGCCAGCAGCGGTCAGCCGGAGCGCCCGCTTGAACCGGTCCTCGTTGAACTCGTCGATGTCGCCGGCCCGCAGGGACCACTGGGCGTACACGTCCTTGGCCGCGTCCACGACCGCCTGCTGCGTACGGGCGTCGGCCTCGAACGAGGAGCCCAGGACCTCCTGGGTCGGCTCCCGGATGTCCTTCGAGGTCATGGCGACGTTCAGTTGATCCGTGGAGCCCTCGGCCTCCAGGACCGTGCGGCTGACCTCCGGGCGCTCGCTGCTCATGAACATGGCCCAGGCCCGCTGCGGGTTGTCGTCCACGAAGCGGGCGGACAGTTGCCGGACGGCCTTCTTGCCGAGGCCCTGGCGGATGTTCGAGAAGGTCTGCTGGACCGTCTGCGCGTTGCCCTGCTCGACCACCTGCTTCAACTGCTGCACCTCAGCGGCCTTGAAGTACATGCCGGCGGTCGGGCTGTCCATACCGAAGTGGTCGGCCACACGCTGCGCGGCACGCTTCCGCTCGCGGAGCGCACGCTGGAACTGGCCGCTGCCCTGGTCGGTCAGGTCCAGCGGGGTGAGGTCCTGCACCTTGCCCTGCCGCTCCAGAAGGTCCAGAGCGCGACCGTCACGGAACGCCTCGATCTGACCCTCGTGGGCCTGCTGCATCATCTGGAGGGTGCGGAAGTCGGTGCCCTGCGGGTTCTCCAGCATCTGACGCTGTTCCTCGATGGACATCGTGGAGAACCGGCGCACCTCGCCCGCAGCTTCCTCAGCGGACTGGATGCGCTCGCCAAGCTCGGTCCCGCTGGCAGCCGACTTGAGTTGGTCCGCCGTGAAGCCGTTGAACGTCACGCCACCGCGCACGGTGCCGCCGCCCTGCGACAGCGCCTGGATGTAGCTGTCCACGCCCTGCGCGAGATCGGCGTTCGCCTGTTTCAGGTCGCTCTCGATCTGCTCCTTGAGCGTGCGCTTGTCGTCCTGGCTCAGGAACTCGGCCTGATCCACGTAGTCCATCGCGGCGTTCAGGTTGCCGCCGTTCCGCAGAGCGGCGACCCGCTGCCGGTCGAACTCGCGCCGGGCCTGCTGGAAGCGGTTCTGGGCCTCCTCCGGCGTCAGCGCACCGGAGCGCACGAGGCGCTGCTGGCTGTCCTGGAGGCTCTCGATGGCCTGCCGGCGCTTCACTTGGTTGCCGGTCGCGAACTGATCGGACAGGGCGCGCGTCTCCTGCTCGAACGAGGCCAGGGCCGCACGCTGCGACTTCTGGGCGCTCTCCCGGCGCAGGTCGATCACGTCGGCGGTGATCGAACGCGCGAAGTCCCGGCGAAGCTCGTCCTGGATCGTCGGGTTCGCTTCACTGACGAGTTCCTGGACGCGCTCCCGGGCCTTGGTCTTGAACCGCTCGGGGGCGTCGCGGAAGTCGGGGCTCTCCAGAGCATCCTGCTTCATCCGCGCGAACTCCTGCGCGGCCTGGGTCTGGAGTTCGGCCTTCTGCTCCGCGACCGCCTGCTCGAACATCTGGTTGCCGAGTTCGCCCAGGGCGCTGCCTGCGGCTGCGATGGCCTCGCCCGTTGCCCCGGCATTACTACGGTCGCGGGGCAGCGACGGCAGACCGCCCCCTACCTGGGGGCCACTCGGAACGCCAGTGCGCGGAATACGGGGCATGGATCAGCCTCCTAGAGGTTCTCGTTCGGGATGTTGCCGGCGACACCCGTCTGCGCGGTGCTGCTCGGGATGTTGTTGTTCTGGTCGAACGCACCAGCCCGGCGGGCCGTCTGCATCCCACCGGTCAACAGCGAAGTGCCAGCCTGGAAGAAGCCGCTCGTGCGGATGCTGCTCGCACGCTGACCAGCGTTCGCGGCCTCCATCCGGCTCTGGGTCGCACCTCGTTCGGTCTGGAGCGCCTGTAGCTCGCTCTCGAATAGCTGGTCCTGGACGGCCAGTTCCTGCTGCATCGCCTCGTCGGCCAGCACGTCCGTAGGCGTGCCGCCAAGTTGGATGCCGCTGGAACCGATGGCAGCACGCGCGGTGCCGATCCGCCGATCACCTCGACGGCGCTGGCGTTCCGCACGTACCTGCGCGGCCTCACGCTGCGTCTCGGCCCGCTGCTCGCGCAGCCGAGCCTCACGCGCGGCCATAGCCTGATTGAACTCAGCCTGATCCGCGCGGGCCTCTGCACTGGCGACGGTGCCGGCGACCGAGACAGCAGTGCTGACCGCCGTGGCGATGATGCCGAAAGTCGTACCCATCAGCAGTCCCTTCCCTTGATCTTACTGAACAGGTAAACATCATGCCCATCCGGTGTCCAGGCCCGCATACGGCCTTCCCACTTGAACCCGAGGACAGCGGTCGTCCAGAAGATTTCGTCCTCCGCATCGACCTCGGACATCGCCTCGATCCGGCGGAAGTGGCCGTCCCGGTTCATCCAGCGGTGGAGGTTCCGGGCCAGGAACTTGAGGCGTCTGGTGCCGATCCCCTTGGCGATGATCGTCCACGCGCGGAAACGCGGGCCTGATCCCTCGTAGCCATCGTCGAGTTTGATCATGCCCACGACAGCGGACACCGTGCCATCCTCATCGACCACAGCCCAAGCAGGCCCGGTGTACCACAGCGGGTCATCCGGGGAGTGGAGTTGCTGCATCCACGCCTGCTCAGGCTTCGGGTCGATACGCCGGAGGTGGTCGGGCGTCAGGTCCTCGATGTGCATGGCTTGCCTCCATCCTACTGTTGACCGCCTGCGTCGCGGTAGAACTCCATCGAGGCGCCGATCTGGAGAACCGTCATCGGCAGCGGTTGCGTGGACCGGACGACGATGTGCGCGTCCAGATCGTGGCGCATCGGGAAGTTCACGTCCTTGAAGCCCGTGAACGGTGGAACCGGTTGGTCCATCGCCATCGAGCTATCGCGGAACTGGAGCGTGTCCAGGTTGTTGGTGTCGTATCCGTATTTGGCACCGACCGTCTCGTAGAAGAAGATGTGCAGCTTGTGGATGCGCTTGATCTTCCCCGAGAGCGTGTCTGCCTCGACGCCCGTGTTGAACGGGAACGTCCGCAGGCCGGCGTTGTACGGGAACCCAATGTGGACCACGCTCGCCTCGAAGTCCAGGTCGATCTGGCCGTTCGACACCACGCGACGCGGGTGAGCCGCGCCGTCCGCGAGGACCGCGACTTCCTCGCCCTCCAGGTGATCGAGCCCGGAGATCGTCTGGGTCGGGGACCCGTCGTAGGTGAGCCCGCTGTCCACGAAGAACGCGTCCTCGATGGGCTTCTCGTCGTTCAGCCAGGGCTCCTCCATGAACTCGACGTACCGGACGGGCGTGCCGTTCACCTCCCGGCGCACCACCATCCAAATCTGGTCGAGGTTGCCCTCGGTGATGTTGGTGATGCTCTCGATGAACGCGTCACCGCCGTCGAAGGTGCCGCCAATGGTGTGCTGGTGCCACGCGAACACCTCCTGGTCGCTCTCGATGGTGAACCCGATCAGCCGGGCGTCGTTGCGGAGCGCCCACAGGATCGAGTTGCGGTTCTGCTGGTAGGCCAGCCGCACGATGCGGGGCCGCAGCAGATGCTCCGACACCACCGAGAAGTCCCGAGCCCGGAGGCCGTCGATGTCGAAGTCGAAGGCCAGTTCGCGGATCACGCGGTTGCCCCGCTGCACGAACATGAGGCTGTGGCCGATCTTGGCCGGCGGCACGATGTCCGCGCTGCCACGGTTCGTGTTGCGCTCGGCCTCGATGCTGTTCGGGCTCAGCGGGTCCGTCGTGGTCGCCGCGCGGATCAGGAACTCAGCGCCCGAGGTGCCCACCGCGAGGCCGGCGTTCAGGCTCTCCATCCAGCGGATCGCGTTCACCTGCGAGGCCGAGATCGTGATGTTGATCGCATCGTCGTTCGACACGGTGCCGTCCCGCGCCGAGGGCTGGAACAGGTTGAAGTCCGCGACGAACGAGAACCAGATGTTCTGCGGGTTTGTGTCGGTCGCGCCGAACACGAGACGCTGGTCGTGGAACGTGACCACTTGGGGCCAACCGGTCGTGGCGGACCACTCGCCCAGGCGCCAATCCTTAGTCTCGGCGGAGTTCGCAAAGCCTTCGCCGTGGACCACGATCACCACCTCGGTCGAGGAGTTGTGGTCCACGATCTCGGCCCAACCCCAGGTGCCGTCCTGCTTCAAGCGCACCACGCGGCCCACGTCCGTGGGCAGGAAGCCGCTGCCGTCGTTGATGCCGACCGTGCTGGACGCGGTGAGCGTCCCGCGAGCGTTGCCGGAGGAGACGCTCGGGTTCAGCGTGGTCGGCGTCTCGTTGACCTCGCGGTACGGCCCATCCTCGAACGGGAACTTCACGAGCGAGAACTCGGTCGGACTGAACCGCTTCAACTGGTACGGCGGATGATCGGGGTGGCAAATCCACATGATGTCGGCGGACTGCACCCACTTGAGCGCGAAGATTTCCGTGTCGTTCCAGGGCGTCCCCAGTTCGACCGGCACGCCGTCCAGGATTTGCACGTCGTCGAGGTCCACCACGCCTTTCTGGTTGTCGGTCGTCTCGAACGCGAGGTGGATCGTGCTGTTGCCGTCGGGGTCCACGTCGATGACGTGCCAGCCCGGCGCGAGGTTGTTGTCGTACAGGTCGTTGCCGCCCTGCGTCGAGCCGACCTTCACGCGGGTCAGGAACTTCCGGCTCTCCTTCGCGTCCTCGATACGGAAGGCGAACGTGTGGACCGTGTCCGTGTTGGAGATCGAAATGGACTGGCTGGCAATAGCGTGATCGGACCCCTCGGCCACAAGACCCAGGCGCCCGTTGCCGCGCGAGAGGTGGGTGATGTTGGCACTGCCCTGGCTCAGGTCGTCCCACCCCGAGATGTCGTTGTCGAAGGTCCCGTTCGTGACCGAGGCGCCCGACACGTCGTTGGTGAATAGCTGGCCCTCGTTCACGAAGAACCGCATGTAGCTGCCGCCCATCTCCAGCACATACGTCTCCTCCACGGAGAACTCGAAGGGGAGCAGCCGCGTGGGGCTGTCCTCCTTCGTCTCCGCGACGAACTTCGTGCCGGGCCGCTTCATGACCCCGCCGTGCGGGATCACGAGCATGTTGTTCAGTTCCTCGACGCCATTGAAGAAGCCCTGGAAGTCGATCCGGCCTTGCAGCCGGGGGCTCAGTTCGCCGCGCGTGAAGTTGGTCTGAACGTAGTCGAAGCGGGCCATTACGTGTCGATGTCCCTCCAGTTCGGGTCAGGGAACTGATGCGGGGCCTGGAGCCGGCTGTTCAGCCACAGGTCCGCATCGAACATCTCGCCGGGCTCGTCCATCGCGTCCGCAGTGCGGGCGTCCTGGAGCTTCTGGCGGTAGATGTTCCACGCGTCGTTGCGGGCTTCGCGGCTCTGCACCAGCGGCACAGCAACCTCGGATGCCAGCCGGGCTGCGACGGCCTCGCGCAGCAGGGCGTCCCACTTGGACGGGTCCTGCTCGTCCTTCACGTACACGATATGCAGCGGGGAGCCCATATCGGTCAAGACGCGCCGGCCCTCGATCTCGAAGCGAGCGTAGCGCGGGTGCGCCCCGTTGATCCGCACGAGCCGCAGCCAGTCGGCGGGAAGCTGGTACTGCTTCTGCCAGCCGAACGGGGGAGACTGGGCCAGGGCGCCGAGCTTCGCACGGGTCTTGGCGCTGTTCCAGGGATGGTCCCTCAGCACAGCTTTACGCACGGTGTCGTATCGCTCGGACACGACCCGTGCGCTACGGGTGTCATCGCTGAACGAGGTGATCGGCAGTTCACCGATGATGCTGAGGGCCGTGTTGGCGACCTCTACCTTCGACGCCATGATGCCCTCCTAGATGTGAGAGAAGGGGGCCGAAGCCCCCTCCCCTTAGTCCACGACGTACTGGAACTGGACGTTCACGTTGCCGGAACCGGTAGCCCCGCTGGAGGTCAGTAGGACCTCGATCTGCGCCGGGGCGTTGCCGGCCTTCGAGTAGCCGAGCAGTTCCCAGAGCGGCTTCGGGGCATCGGTAGCGTAGGTGAAGCCGGCGGCGGTGCCGTCCGAAACGACCTCGTTCTGATCGGGGCTGGACAGGTCCATGCCGTCCACGAGGCCGTCCGCGTCGTTGGCATCACCGATGTCCTCATCGTCCATGCCGCCGACACCAGTGGTCGCCACGTTGATCTCGATGATCCGGGCGTTACGCGGGAGCCACGTCAGCCGGACCACCTCTCCACTACCCGGATTGCCGCTAGAGGCGCTGAACGTGGCCAGCGCAGTCCGAACACGGCCCCCGAGCGAAGCGGCGTCCACCTTGCCCCGAATGGGGTTGGCGAACTCCTGGTACTGGGTGCTTTCGACATCAGCCATAGCTCAGGTCCTCCTTACGACTTCGGGCTGCACTTGATCTCGACCACCTTCTCCTCCTCAAGGCGGGTCGCGCCCATCGAGGTGGAGTAGTAGATGTAGGTCGAGTACCGCTTGTCGGGCCGCTCGCTGATGCGGGCGGTCGGAGCC